ACCCTAGCCATTCAGCAAGCAACTGGTGGAAGGATTCGCACCACCTACGCAAAGTTCGGCCCTGCTCGTTCGCTTGGGATGATATAAGTGAAGAAGGTTGAGCTAAACCTAATTGATAAGGCGATTGCCTTTGTTAATCCGCAAGCCGCCGTTGAGCGTTTGGCATCTAGGGCAAAGCTCACGGCATTTGAATATGACGCAACTCAATACAATAGACAACGCCGAGGGCCGTCCTCTTTGTCTGGTGCAGAGGGTTTCCGATCTAACTATGACCGAGTAGAATTGCTCAAGCGTTCTAGGGATTTGGCAGAGAATGTTGGTTTAGTGCGTGGCCTATTGATGAAGTTTGCAAGCCATTGTGCGGGGAACATCTCTTACCAAGCGAGAACAGAAAGCCCCAAGGTCAATAGCGATGTTGAGGCTTATTGGAATGAATGGTGGGATAAGTGCGATTTGTCTGGAAGGCATACTGGCTCATTCTTAATGCAGATCGCTATGATGAGTATGTTGCGGGATGGTGACTTCCTTTTCGTTTTGGTCAGATCGCAAGATGGAACTCTGAAACTACAAGGAATTGAGGCCGACAGACTTGGCGACCCTAACCGCACATACACCAGCCTGAACCTTATCAGCGGCATTCATATCGACCAAGAAACTGGCTCGCCAGTTGGATACGATATTTATCTTCGCACTTACGGCAACGCTTACATTTTTCAAACAACCGTTCCCGCAAGCCAAGCGTTCCACTTGTATGACCCGCTTCGTATTGACCAGTATCGGGGAATCTCTGCTTTCCACACAGCAATCAATGATTGCGTGGACATCTACGAGATTATTGCTTCAGAGAAGATGGCCGCTAAATACGCCAGTTCACAAGCTGGAATCGTAAAGCGGAATAATAATAACGCCTCTGATCTTTCCTCGCTAACTAATGACCTCAACGCAGACAATCAAGGAATCAAGCTAGAAACCATTGAACCGGGCAAAGTCAGCTATCTCGAAGTCAACGAAGATATTATTTTTCCAGATGGGCCGAGCCGTCCCTCTGGTGCGTTTGCAGAGTTTCACAAGATTCTTTTGCGAAACATTTGTATGGGTGTTGGCATCCCTTATAGCTTTGCGGTAGACCCATCTTCAATGTCTGGCCCGACAGCTAGACTTGAGATGCAACAAGCTGGACGCACTTTCCGCAGATACCAGAAGCTCCTAGAGGATAGGGTTCTTCGCCCACTCAAGAACATTGTAATTGCAGACGGAGTTGCTAGGGGATTGATTGCAAACAACCTTGGAAGCAAAAGCACCAAGGGAGTTTTCAATTTTGGTGCGAATGTCTCTATCGACCTTGGCCGTGAATCAGTAGCAAACATCGCAGAGTTCAAAGCCGGCCTAACCACGGCAAGCTCAATTTACGCAGAGAAGGGGTTAGACTTTGAGAGTTCGATGAGGCAAAGGGCATTGGAAGCAAAGCTAGTTAAGGATTTGGCAGAACAATACGGAGTAAGCCCCGACACAATTTCTGATATTAACAAACCAGTTCAAGCCCCTGCATTTGGTTCGCCAGCACCAGAGCAAATGCAAGATGAGCCACAAGACGAAAATGCGGTTGCTGTTGTTCCTCCAATTAAAGAGCAAGACACGGCAAGCCGAACAACTGGTGGGGATGGCGATATTGATGTGGGCGAGGAGCGTGAGCCTACCGAAAAAGGAGCAACCGAGGATACGCAGAAGATTGGTGGTAAGCAGATTGATAACAACCTTGAGGAACTTTCAAAGCTAGATAACAAAAGCGTTAAAATGCTTATTAACGGAATACTCAATGCTTGTGAGCTAGGCAAGTATTCAGACATTGATTTTACGCCCCCACAAGGAGCTAGAGAGGCCGCTAAACGAGCCTTGGAAGTACGAGGTGAGAAACCAGCAAGCCAGAGGGGAATGACCTCTGTGGGCATCGCAAGGGCGAGAGATTTGATTGCCGGTAAAGCCCTATCGCCAGACACAATCCGAAGGATGCACTCTTTCTTTAGTCGTCACGAAGTCGATAAGAAGGGTGCTGGGTGGGACGATCAAGGCAAGGGATGGCAAGCTTGGAATGGTTGGGGTGGGGATGCTGGCTTTTCTTGGGTCAAGAAACTCATCAAACAAATGGATAGCCGAGATGAAAAGCTCGAAGAACCAGCTTCTTGCCCAATCGCAACACAAGATGTAAAAACCAATTTAGCCAATAGGCAAAATGCAGTTGATGATGCTAACTACGGCCCAGCTAATCCAAACGAGCCAAACGATGCTTACTGGAAAGCCAAGGCAGACGAGTTTCAAGGCGATGTAGCCACGGCAAAGAAGATGCGTTGTGGTAATTGTGCGGCCTTCAACCAAACAAACAAGCTCCTTGGTTGCATTAAGAAGGGTATTGGTGAAGATGCAAACGAAGTAGTAGTTGGTGGCGATCTTGGTTACTGCGAGATTTTTGATTTCAAATGTGCGGCCAAACGAACTTGCGATGCTTGGATTGTCGGTGGCCCGATTAAAGACAAAGCAAAGTAATTGACAAACTAGGAAGGTGATTATGGAAAACGCCAACGGCGAGACAATTCTCACAACCTTACTGACCTATCAGAATCAGTATAAGATATTTCATTGGCAGACAAAGAGTTATAGCCAACACAAGAGTTTTGGTGAAATCTACGAATCTCTTACAGAGAACATTGATGAGTTCGTGGAAACCTTTATGGGCAAGTATGGCAGAATTATCTCTGCTTCTACCTTTGACTTTAGCCTAGACAACTATTCCGAAGGCTTTGCGGAATACAACGATGAGTTTATTTCGTTCCTTTCTGATGAGCTACCGGGTTATCTGAATGAAGGTGACACGGACTTGCTCAATATCCGAGATGAGATTCTTGGTAATGTGAACCAGCTCAAATACCTCTTAACCCTAGTTTAATTATATGCCCCTAATCACACCAGAAAAAGGCGAGAAAACAAAAGACTTCGTTGGTCGTTTTATGGGCAACAAGACAGCCGTAAAAGACTTTCCAGATACCAAGCAAAGGGCGGCAGTTGCCTACCAAACCTATCGTGATTCCAAGAAGAAGCAACGCAAGGAAGCTAGGCTTGAGGAGGATTCCACAGTTATCCCTAATGTCTATATCTTGAGCCAAGGCGAAGCACGAGGCCACGACCTATTCATTGATAAGACCTCTATTGAGAAGGCTTATGAACTAATGTCTCAAGCACCCAATGGAGTGAAGGTTAAGATGAATCACGGCTCTGGATTAGAGGCAGTTCTGGGATTTGCTCGCAACCCTCGAATTGAAGGAGACAAGCTCTTAGCCGACCTTCACTTGCTCAAAAGCTCCCCTCATTATGGCCTAGTTAAAGAAATGGCAAATGAAGCCCCCGATCAGTTTGGCGTGAGCCTTGCCTTCTTGAACGAATCTGAAACTATTGGAGGCAAGGACTACATTCGCCCCCAGAGAATTGAATCTGCCGATCTAGTTTCTAGCCCTGCCTCAAATGAGAAGTTTAGGGATTTTCAAAGCAAAGATGTTGAGATGCTTGTTTTCGCAGTTGGAACAAAGTTCCGATGCTGGGAAGGTTACAAACCAGCAAAGGGAGTTCCGGCATACGAATCTGGTTCTTGCGTAAAGGCAGAATCAAAATTGGCATATAATGCGGGAGGCGTGAGCATCCCTGCCGATACACAAGCCGTTGTGGAACACGACCCAATACTTGACAACAAGGAGAATAAAAATATGGATAAGAAATATATGGACGAATTGAGCGAACTTAAAGCTCGCCTAGCGGCCCTCGAAGCCGCTATGAAACCCGCAGACGAAGCCGCAGACCAAGCTGAAGATAAAGCTGAAGGTGTGCCAGTTGCTGATGTTCCTTCCCCGGAAGATAAGGTGAAGAAGGATGATACGCAGATGGCCGAGAAGCTCAAGGCAGTTCTCACAGAGTTTGGCATTAAGCCCATCTCTGCTTCACCAGTTGTTGAAGCCCCCGCGAAGGTCGAACCCAAAACTTTTGAAGAACTCGTGGCCGCCCATAGCGATTACGGAACTTCAAAGCTCAAGGCTATGCAAGCCGTGATGCTATCTAACCCAACTGAATATGCCGAGGCAAAAAGCCGTGGCATTATCAAAATCTAACAAAAGGATAAACTAAAATGTCTACTCAAGTTGATAATGTTTTCCGTACATTCGGAACGGCCTCCGCTGTTTCGGCTTATCGGTTCGTTACCCCCGACACCACCACGGCGGGTTTCGTAAATGTTGCTGTTTCTGGTGCTAACAAAACCATCGGAGTAACTCAAGAAGATGCTCCCGCTGGTGGCTTCGTGACCGTCAAGATGCTTCACCCAACCTTCTTCGCAACCGTCTCTGGTACGGTGGCAGTTGGCAACACGGTGTTCTTCGATGCGGCTGGTCAAGTAACCACGCTCGCGGCTAACCTCTCGACTGCTGGAATCGCTCTTGAAGCGGCAACGGCAACATCGGCGGTTATCGAAATCGCAGTTCCATTGTTCTAAACAATAGTAACAACAAACAAAGAAAGAATATAAAATAAAATGAGCTTTATTTCTGGTGGCACGACCATTCGTGCAGACATCAACCAAGCGTTGATCGAAGCCCCCGCACAAATCGGGATGATCGGTGCGGACATTATGCCCCTCCTGCCAGTATCGGCAAAGAGTGGTGTTTACCTCAAAGTGCAGACAGCCGATGCTGACCTCTTGAACGCTGATGCGGCCAAGCGTACTGCTGGCTCTGAATACGCTCGTGCGGTTCGGAAATTCACTTCTGATACCTACGATTGTATCGAAACCGGCCTAGAGGAATTGTTGGACGATTCCTTCCGTTCGGATGCTTCACGCTTCTTTGCAATCGAGGCAGAAACAGCGAAGTTCTTGCTCCGTCAGGTCAAGCTCTCCCACGAAAAGCGGGTGGCTGACTTGCTCTGGGCAACAACGACCCCCTTCACCACGGCTGATTTAAGCCCCACGGCTAACTACACCGAAGCTAACTTGGCAACCATCAACGCCCCTGCGGACGTTGCGGCTGGCAAATTGGCTCTCAACAAGCTGGGTTACGAGGCCAATGCGGTGATTATGTCTGCCAATGTGTACGAGAGAGTTCGTCGTACCACCCTCTTGCAGAATCAATTCTACGGAGTTGTTTCTAATACTGGTGGCCGTCTCCTTGATGAGAAACAGATTGCCCTCGCCTTTGGTGTGGACAATGTTTACATCGGTCGTGCGGCTTACAACACAGCGAACAAGAACAAGAGCTATTCTGGCTCGTTCATTGTTCCCGACACCAAGATCGTTGTTGCTAATGTTGCTAGCGGTCAGTTCACCGCTGGTGGATTAGGACGCACCTTGGTCTGGTCTGATGATGCTCCGGGTGGTTTCGTTTCCGAGAGCTATCGTGACGAAGCTCGCCGTTCTAACGTACTCCGAGTGCGTATGAACACAGCCGAGAAAGTCATTGATGCGAACGCCGCCGTCCGTATCACCACGACCTACAGCTAAAGATTGGTTGGTTGTTTCCTCCCGAAGAAGGGGGAGCAGGGGAAACCTTGCTCCTCCTTTTTCTTTGACATAAATGCTGAAACTATGGTAGGAAATCCTTATGACAATTAGCAGTATTCGGATTGGTGGGCTGAACATCAGAACTACTGCATTCTCCCCAGCCAGTTTATCTGGTTTATCCCTATGGCTCAAGGCTGACGTTGGTGTAACAACAAGTGGTTCTAATGTAACAGCGTGGGCAGATCAGAGTGGGAATGGATTTAATGCAAATGGGAATGTGGCTCTTGGTGTAAATCCAACTTTTGTATCAAATGTAAAAAATGGGAAACCAGTTCTGCGTTTTGGAAATAATAATGGTGCAACAGTTTTAAGAACAGCCCAAACAACATTTGGGAATAGCGGAAGTTTTACTATTATAGCTGTATATAATTACAATCACTCTGGTAATGTTTGGGCGGGAGTACTTTCTAAAGGAGATTTTCTTTCATCGGAACGTAGCCAAATTGATTTTACGGCTCAATTTATTAACGGAGACAATGGCTGGACAAATGTTTTTGGCGTAATGAACACTACTCCAGATTGGAACTGGTCATCAACTACTACACTCCATGACAATGAATGGATAATTCACGAAGGAATAAGTGATATAGCAAATAATAGTCAAAAAATGTTTATCAATACATCTGAAGTAAGTTCTTCTAATTCTGTTAGCTCAATCAATGCTCTCAACATTGAAATAGGAATTGGTAATGCTGGTTCAAATGTACCTCCTTCAACTGCTAATTTTGGTGGATTTAAAGGAGATATAGCAGAAATTATTTTTTATGATAGGGCATTAACCACACCAGAACGCCAGCAAGTTGAAAGCTATCTGAACACCAAATACGCAATCTATTGACACTCTGCACCCAGAAATCCTACTGAAATCCTAAATGAAACACGAAATCTCACTCTATCTCATAGCTGGCAATGAAGAAGAATACATTGAGCGTTGCCTCAAGTCGTTT